AGCATCGACCTGGTCATCGTGCTTGCCGGCTGGGAAGCTCAACAGCTCTCGTTTGAACTCCGCAAACCAAGAAGCATTGTTATGGACGTAGAGTCCTTCGAGAGCCATGCGGCCCCGAATGGACTGGGCTCTTACCGCTTTGTCACCCCTGGTCGGGAATTGTTGGCGATAGCAATATGCTTTGCGTTCTCTTTGTCGCTTATCGAGAGCAGGTCCAACACCAGCACTGATCTGACCCTTCTCCTCAGCCCAGCCGACCGGCTTCCACTCAATCACAAGATCACAGAACGCTTCGATCCATTCGTCGGATGAGGATTGCTTGCGCCACCCGTCGAGCAGATACATGCGGCCTTCCGGATCCAAGCCAACTACAAAATGGACCGTGTAATCGCCGCCATCCGCCGTGACGGCATAGTCTGAGCCGCCATAGATGCGCATGGTCTCTCTGGCGGGAAGCTTCTCACAAGGCTTTAGCCAAGCGGCTTTGAAGTAGTCACCTTCTTCTGGTGCGGGGCGTTGCTGATAGAGAGCAGCCCACATCATCGGGCTCGTTTCTCGCTGCCGGGCTCTTAGGAAGGCACCGTAGTCATAACCACTTGGGTCATCCCAGAGGTATTCGCCTGGCTTACGTCCAAGAGGGTCATTCTCTTCGGCAATGGCGGGAATTGAGATCACCCGGCCTTTGATTTCTTTGCGCTCCATCTGCTCAAGCACCCGCCCGGCCACATCCTCCTCGTGCCACCTGGTGTTCATGAGGATTCGCTTGGCGCCTGGCTTCAGACGAGCCGAGAAGTCATCGACGTACCAATTCCATCTTTTTTCCCTGACTGTGTCGCTATAGGCATCCTCTCGTGACCCGAAGAGGTCGTCACCCACACCTAGATTGGCACGGAAGCCTGAGATGCCAACGCCGGCACCGACCCCGTAATACTCGCCTCCAGCCGTCAGAGACCAACGTGCTGCCGCCTTACTGTCTTCAGAAAGTGAGATCCCAAGCACATTCGCTTCAGCTGCGATGTCGTTTCGAACGCGTCTTCCCCAGCGTTCCGCAAACTCAACGTTGTGAGTGGCTGCCAGAATGCTGTGGGCGGGATTGGCAGCGAGATACCAAGAGGGCAGCAGAACGGATACATACGTACTCTTGGCGGACCCAGGAGGTGCAAACAGCAACAGCACCTCGTCCTCGCTTTTTAAGAAGGCCTCAATCTCGCTGATGAAGAGCTGATGGTGCGGTGCGGGCTCGAAGCCGTTGTGCCGAGCCCACTCTGTGAGACTCTTTCGTATCGATCGACGTTTTAGAAGCTCTTGCGCGGCGATTTGAGGAGAAAGATCACCCATCGAGGTTTGGGTGTCCGTTTAGCCGCTCCAATGCGATTGCCGCGAGTTCGTTATCCGATAAATCCTCAGCTCTTCGGCTCGTCCGCAAGTCATCGATTTCCATCTGCTTGGGTACTAAAGAGGCTACGATCTTAAGGTAGTCGGCAGGGCGCTCAGCCCTCACCTTCTCGATGACATCTTTGCCGTGATCCTCGAAATCGCTTGCAAGCGCCTCTAGTAGCTTCTCGCTGACTTTGTTTCGGCTTCCTTTGGGCCGACCCGCGGGATTGCCGCTCCGGCCTGGTTTGAAGCGCGTGTCCTGTTTTTGGCCTGTAGTATCAGGCGAGCTTTGATTGCCGTTTGCAGTCATCTCTTTGCGATAGTTCCCTACCGGTAGAAGTCCTGGTTGTAAGTCGAAGGTTGGCAGGAAATTTCAAGCGATTTAGTGAACTTGATAATCTTCCGTTGCCCATACGCGTCCGTCACTCGCATAAGCGAGCAAGATGCCCTTGCTTAAAATTTCAAGCGATTTAGTGAACTTGATAATCTTCCGTTGCCCATACGCGTCCGGCACTCGCATAAGCGAGCAAGATGCCCTTGCTTTGCTTCGTAAGCTTTCTTGCGAGATCAATGGCGATTGAGCCCGTCACACAATTAGTGACAGTGCCGTCTGGGGCTTCGACTTCCCAACTCTGAACACCCGTGTCAGGCGCGACACGACTAGGACGAACTTTCCATTCTCTATTCAATGGCATCCTCCTGTAAGCAAGGTTACGGGTTACGTTACGGGTTACGTTACGTTACGGATTGGTCAGAGGTTACGTGGTTACGTTACGTTACGGGTTTCTATAAGAACCCGTAACCGTAACCACCTCCCGTAACCATCCTGAAAACCAAAAAGAGAATTACTTAGTGCTCCAGCCATTCATACCCTCGTAGATCAGCCCCTTGGACTGTAGCGCGAGCCTGAGGTCCACCAGGTCTGCTTTTCGTTTGACGCCTATCCCTGCGTCTCTGAGCCTTTCGTTTAGCGCTTCGATTTGAATCGGCTCATGAGCTTTGAGGATTGAGAGATACGTCAGCTGGTTTTTGGTGAGCTTTGTTGTTCGCGTTTCCTCGGTCGCTTCAGCCTCAACCACAACGCAGCTCGATATTGGCTCCCCGTCCTCATCAATCCCGACTTCGACGCTTTCAAGCTTGGAAACGATGGTGTCTCCCGCTTCGCCGTCTTTCATGAATTCGACGGTGACCAGGATATTGCCGGTATAATCCCGCTTAACCGAGAGCTGAGCGTCAGCTGCCCCTGTGAGGCTTGTGTGTCCTCGTGGACGGCTATCGTTGATGCCGCAATGGTGGATAACAAGAACTGAGCAGTCGAAGGTTTCTCGAATTGCATCGGTCGCTCTGACGTAGGCACTCATATCCTCATCGCTGGATTCTGAGCCGTTGAGGCTTCTGTTGAGCGTGTCGAGCACGACGGCCACCGGAATTTTGACCGAAGTTGCGAACGGCTGAAATCAGATCGCCATGTTCCTTTACCAGGTCCATAGTGACCGGCTGCAATAGAAACGGCACATCGTCAGCTTGCTCAGGAAGGAAGCGCTGCCTAAATGCTTCCGCACGTGCCTGAATGCCGCTTTGGCCTTCAAAGCAGCAATAGACAACTGGGCCTTGGTGGACTCGTCTCCCACGATATTCCTGACCAAGGGCCACCCTCAGCACGAGGTCAAAGGTCCAGAAGCTTTTTCCTGACTTGGGCGGCCCCCAAATCAGCGTTAGGCCGGGATGCGGAATGAGACCCTTAACGAGGTAGCGCCGATCAGTGCTCAGCTTGATACTGTTGAACGGCACAAGCTTGAGCCGGCCTTTTCGCCTTGTGTCTAGCTCAACCACTTCCGCGTCGAGTTGGGCATTGGTCAACTCTCTCATGCTGCCTGCCTTTCCGATCCCAGCAGGCGACGCATTAGCTGAAGTAGTGCTGCGCCCTCTTCTAGAAGCTGATCTTGCTCCTCATCGCTGAGTGTGCCCGCCTCTAAACGTTCTTGTGCGAGCTGAACCCTTCTCTCAAATCCCTCTCTCCAATCCGCAACGGTTTGCAAATAGGAGGTGTGCCGGCGTACATCCTCATAGGAGCGGAGCCTCATTTGCGCCCCCAATCAAATGGTTCGCTCCCGCCACGCAAAGTGGCTAGGCGACTCGCATTGGATCGGTGGTGCCGTAGCTCGTTTGAGGGCTGTGGCTGACGGTAAGCGTGCTGGGTTGGCGGTCTGTCGCGGAAGCCTGGCTCACTCCTCGCGTAGCTTCTTGACAGGGACCTGGTGACCTTTCCGCGCCCTACGAGATCGCTGAGACACGCGGAGGTTATCGCCCCCTTTATCTGCTTAAGCGCACGAGCTTCCCTCTGTCGGATACGCTCTGCGCTAAGGCCGTGAGCCTTTCCAATTTCAGTTAGAGTTTCGCCAGCAGCCCGAGCCTCAATAATCTGGCGATCCGTCTCAGATAGAACGCATAGATTAGGCGCAATGGTCGGTGGTTCGTCGGCTAAATCATCAGCGATCGTTCTAGGCTCATGGCTTCCATCGCTCGGTAGCGGGGCGTTTAGAGATTCTTTGCGTTGGAAGTCGGGGGCATACTTCCCTGGACGAAAGAGGTCCCTGATCGCTCCAGCAATCCAATATTGAGCGTAGCCACCGAATGGAATGCCACGATTGGGATCGAACTTTCTCGATGCAGAGACAAGGCCCAATTGGCCCGCAGCCTTTAGCTCATCGAACTCAATGCCCTTCCCTCGGTATCGGTGGGCTATCTTGCAAACGAGCCGATCAAATTGCAGGCAGAAATCGTTGGCTTCTTTTTCGGGTAGCCCTTGAAATTCGTGAGGCTTCGAACGACCCTTATTATTGGTCGAGCTTGCAATCAGACCGCTGTAGTCATTGGAGCCCGGTGCGGCCAACACCGGGTTCCGTCCTCCTTGCTGTTCCCACATTTACGCGACCTCCGTCGTGGAGGCATCGCGTTGGGCAATGAGCCCGAGGATATAGGCGTCGATTTCGTGCTCTGGCCATGCGGGCGATTTCCCGGGATGGACAGGAACAGGAAACTTCCCTGCTTTGATTTTTCGATAAAGAGTTGGCTTGGAGTCTTTGATGCCCCTCTCTTTGAGATCGTCCCAACCGAGGAGCTTTACAGGCGTTTGAGTCATTCACTTGCCCTTGTGCACACGACGCACCATTGCGTCTCACAAGGACAAATGGCCTATTCAGTCAGACAAATATAATGGCCAACAATTCAGAAATTTCGGATCAATTCTTGGCCATAGATTATCGCTTGCGAGCCCGGGATTTTGCGCTGGCCTTGACGCCATAAATTTCAAAAATTCGATCCAGAAAGCCTTGAAAAGGCGTCTCGGATTGGCGCGAAGCACAGGCATCGTAGGCAATGTTGGCTTTCCGCGTTGTCAGCCCCTCATACACGAAAGCTGCGGTCTCTTTCATCCACCGTGCCACGAGATCCTCAGTGCGTCCGGGTTTTCCGATGCGTTTTGCTCGCTTTAGCGTATCAATACCGGCCTCACTCCAAGCCTCTGCTTCCTTCAAAATGAAGAGAAGACTGCCACCGTTAAGTGCAGGATCGGTTCCTGCCGCCCAAAGTTTCAAAGTGTTGGGATGCAAATTCTCGACGAGATTAGCGACCTTTCCTAAACCCTTAGCCAAAGATGCCAACTCTCCCGCCATCGTATGCGTCGTCGCCGCTTTATCTTCGAGTTTGTTGATAGCAGCGTAGTAGGCTTGCTCGAACAAACCAGATAGCTTCGTGATCTCAGCCTCAGCACCAGGCTTTAGCGGAAGACTTTTCATCGCTGTTTCGACCGCATTGAGACGCTCTCTGCGCTTCTTCTCTCTTTCGACTTGCTGCTCAAGTCGTCCCATCTGTCCGTCAGTTGACTTGCGTGGTGGCACTCTGCTGAGGCTTGGTGGAAAGTTGGTCATACTCGTTCCCTCATACGCACGACGTTTTCAGGTGGCGGCGTCACGATGTCTCGTAAGCGTGCGGCCCACAGCTCAAGCGCCTCCCGCATCTCATCGACATAACGGTGCTGATCGTAGACGCGCTGAAGCCCCTTTCGCCCGTGACCGATCACCATCTCGGCTACCATGTCAGGAACGCGCAACGACGCGAGACGCGTCCTCACCGTCCTGCGGATGTCGTGAATAACCCAAGGCGGAGGCGAGGCTCCGAGCCGCTTAGACACGAGCTTGTCAACTTCGACTTTGGCCCTGCTGAAGCCCGTGACGTGCTTCTCCCCAAAGGTAGTCGAGAACAAATGATCGCCCTTGGTGAAGCGCGGAAGCTCCCTTAGGACCGCCACAGCTTGGTCAGAGAGCGGGACGAGGTGAGTGGCGTTCGACTTGAACCGTTCGGGTGGCACCATCCAAAGCTTTTTATGCAAGTCCAACTCGCGCCACTGACCTCCGGCCACTTCAGTCTTGCGTGCACCTGTGAGCAGCAGGAGTCGGTACAGAGGCCCGAATGGATAGCCAATTATCTCGGTGGCATGCCACACAGCCCTCAACTCGTCGTCGTTGAGAATGCGCTGGCGCGCCTGCTTGGGGCCTATCAGTGCTGAGGGCTTCAGGCGATCACAGGGCGACGTTTCGAGCCCATAGGTGCCTCGGTTGATCGCCCAATTGAACAGTGAGCGGACGTGAGCGAGAACATTATGTGCGAGGTAAGGCGCCCTGCGAGCTATGGCATCGACAAGCGCAACCACGTCCTCACGTGTGATTGAGGCTATGGGCCTTTCTCCCCAATGTGCGATTAGCTCCTTCCGAATTTCCCGTTCGGCATCCCTCTCCTTTCGCTGCCCTTTAACGTGGCGCTCAAGGAAGTCCTCGGCAACGGCTGCAAAGGTCGTCTGCTGTTTTCTTAGCTCTAGGCGCCTCAGGCGGTCTTCCTCGGTCTTGGGATCGATGCCTTGTCGGACGAGGTCGCGCCAGTGTCTCGCCCGCTCACGGGCTTTCTCAAGGCTCAGAGCGGGATATTCCCCTATGGCTCTTCGCGTAGGATTGGAGCTGCCCGGATATCGCGCGATCAAGATGAAGGTTCGCTGCCCTCTTTCGGTGACGCGAACGCCAAAACCCGGAACATCTGTATCCATCACGTCGTAGCGCTTTTTGGTTGGCTTAAGCGCTTTGAGTGAGCGGTCGGTCAAGCGTTTTCTGGGCATTGGTCCCTCTGGGCAACATGCGGGCAACAAAAACATGAGATTGAGGGTTGCCCCGTGAAGCGGAACGATACCTAATGATACTTGAAACGCAAGGAATTTTCAGGGTGCTGATGCCAAATGCGATGGTTTGCAGTGGATAGGTCTCATTAGTGGCATATGGGCGAACCAGTAGTCGGCGCGCAAGCGCTCTCCCGCCTCATGATGCGCCCTTCAAGTGGACGAGGTGCGTGCAGCATAAGTGCGGATTACAGGCCGGGACAAGCGACGAGC